GCGAGCATCTCGTTGACGGCATCCAGCTCAGCGGCAGACCCAAAGTAAGCATCTTGCATGTTCATAATGTAAGCTCCTAACGAAAAAACCCCTCAGAGACCGTGAGTGGTCCCCAAGGGGTTTGGCTTAGTTTTAATTAGTCACGACCAGCTTAAAGGACTTCCTTTCAGACCCGTCGAAGCTGACAGTCACTAGAGTTTCGCCCACAGCGATTCCTTTGAAGTACAGCGTGTTGGTCCGTCGAGTGTGGCTGGCAATCCCAGAAGTACCATAAGTTACCTCAAGGGTTGACCAGCCCGTTACTCCCTCCAGCCCATCAAGTGTCACCTTAAGTGAATCACCAGTAATGGCCACAGTCTGTACCTCATACTCAGACGGAGTTACCGTCCGAGCACTAAAGGTATTTACGCTTAGGCTGCTGTGAAAACCAGTGCACCAGCAGATTCTGGACGCAGACCACCGTGACCCATCGCGTACTTAGCAACAATCTGGTCAGCCTGATACTCGGTACGACGAGCGCGCTCCAGAGCCAGATCTTTCAGCTTGACGGTACCGACAGCGGAACGGTGCTGGAACAGGCCCACAACGTTCTCTTTGTTGACTTTGCCACCAGTTGCCGGGAAGGCGTGCTTCTGGTTGGTCGCTTCTGCATCTTCGTCCGGTCGGTCATCACCAGCACCACCAGCGGTCAGGTGCGGAACCTCAACGACTTCGAAGCCCATCACGTTACGGATAGAACCACGCTCAGGGTCAATCAGAGCCGCATAGTTCGCAGCGTTAGGCATCAGGGCCGCCAGAATCGCAGAGTACACGTCCGGGGTGGTGTAGAACGTACGGTCGTTAGCCGGGACGTAGTTCTTGGTCAGCGCCGCACGAGCAATGGTCAGCTGTGCGATAACCGCTTGGCCCAGTTTAACCGGGTCGGTCAGGTCAGCCTTAGCACCAACTTCCAGCAGGGACGGTTTGCCCAGACCAGCGATGTTCTCGTTGACGGAATCAGCGAGGTTAACCAGACCAGCCAGCTCAGCCAGAACTGCACCATCAGCTGCCATCGCCAGAGATTCACCAATCTGAGAGGTGTACTCGGAGCGCACGTCATAGTGGTTCATCGCGTCTTCGATGTCATAAATCAGCACGTCCGCAGTCAGCAGGCCATCGATGTTAATGGTCTTCTCGGTGTGCTTGATGTCTTTACGTTTGTCATCCAGAGACTCGCCCGGTTGCAGGTAAGCAGCCTTGGTGCGGCCAATCACAGGGAACTGTGCGGACTTACCGGAGCTGATTTGACGCTGCATGTGACGGTTGGAGGTCACAGAGGTACGAGCGAATGCGGTCAGGACTTCACCGCCGAATACTTTCAGGAATAGCGCCAGCTTGTCTGCTGCGGATTGACCTTTACCTTGGTTAGTACCGAGCTGCTGTCCACCTTGCATGTTAGCCATGTTGAATCTCCTTATGTTGTTTATACGAAATGTTTTGAGGTACTACTTGAAACGAGGTGATACTCATTGTGTAACTCGAAGGGAGATGCTTTCGCTCCTTGTCGGATTGTGCGGTCTCCCTATAGTGCTACCTAATTAAAACTTAGAGTCGATGACCTTCTGTTCCACTTCACGACGGTACTTGGAGTCGGTGCGGTAACGTGGGTCTGACATAGCTTTAATCATCTCAGCCTGAGACTCGAAGCCTTCAGCTTTACGGGCCACAGGTTTCGCTGGGGTAGCGCGCTTGGCAATGGAGCGTTCAGCTTTCTTACCAAAGGTTTTATCACGAGACTGTCCCGCTAGGTTCAGAATCGTCTTCATGGTGGCTACGTCACGAGACTCAAAAGCCTTGATGAGCGCCTCAGCACCCTCAGGGTTATTGGTCTTCATGTGACCGTAGACCTGCTGGAAGCGCTCGCGGCCACCCACTAAGTCCATCACTTTCTCGACGTACTGGTTGACCAGAGCTTCCTGACCACGAATGTACGCATCGACGAACGCCTTACTGTAGCCAGCCTCGGCCAACTCTCGGTAAGACTCCTCGGACAGACTGTCTTCGTTCTGGTACTCCTGCTGAATACGGGTCACAGCATCCTGTGAGAGACCGCGTTCGATTGCAGTAGCAACCATGTCGTTAAAGCCAGCTTCGTGTTCTTCCAGCTGCTTGGAGGCTTCGTTGATGTCAGCCGGAGTTTCGCCAATAGGTTTGAACTCTTCAGGTTCATCCTCGTCGGTTACTTCCTCCGGCTGACTCTCTTCGTCGCCCTGCTGTTCTTCTTCAGAACCCTCTTCACCTTCGGTAGACTCTTCGTCGGAACCGTCAGTGGAGATGCGGACCTGCATACGGCCCTCTTCAGGTTCACCGAACGGGTCCACATCGGAGCCATACGGGTCATCACTGTTGGTGTTCAGCTCGATTGCATCATCGCCATCGCGGGCAGCAACATCAAGAGCCAACATGTTTTCTTGGTGCTCCTCAGGTGTACTACCAGTCAGTACAGCACTGTTAACACCGAAGGATGCGTATACGTCTGCGTTAGATTCGCCAGCCATTTCAATCTCCTTAAAGTTAAGACTAAGAGGGAAACACGAAGGACTCGAACCTTCTGACCAGACCTCATTCAATCTGGATGTGTCTCCCTATAGTGCTACCTAATTACATGCCCGGTTGCATACCGACTGAATCAGCCGCTGCGGCCATCGCCTCAGGACTTGAAGTAGCCTGTGCGGCCATCCCCTGACCCAGCGCTGCTGCCCCTTGCTGTGTAGCAATCTGAGCACCTTGCTGAGCCATGAGGGCATTCTTCTGCTCCTGAGTGAGAAGCATACCAGCTGTGTCGAGTCCGATAGCGTTAGCGATACGTAACTTGAGGTTAGCCAAGTTGAGGTCATCATCACCTTCGAGTGCCTTAAGTGCTGACCATGCGGCAATACACCGCTCCAGCTTGTCAAGGTCCTGACCACGTCCGATAGCCTCAAGGCCAGTGCTGATAGTTGGCTCGACGGCCTCTTTAGGTAACTCCGGGATTTGCTGCGTGGCTTGTAGTTGCTTCAAGAGCACTCTTACCAGAGGCAGCTGGAGTTCCTGCGAGAGAATCGAGTAGACACCACCAAGGGTATCTTCCAGCTCTGACGCCACGTACCGAATCTCTTCGGCTGTGACTCGCTCGCCTGTACGTTGTACCGCACTGTTGAGCATAAAGGCATACGAGAGTCGAGCCTCAATGGTGTCGCTCACGTTCTTCGCTACGGTAAAGTCACCGGACTTCTCCAGCTGGAGGAACTCAATGTCCTGCTTACGGCCCGGTACGAACGCACCAGACTGTGCTGCCGTTAGTCGGCGGACCTGAGTGATACCTGCCGGGTCTACCAGACCGATAACCTTAGCGGTAATCATCGCCATCTTCACGATGGACTCTTGGAGGTTCTCTAGGGACTTGAGGTCACCCAGATACTCTTCCACGTAGGAACGACCGTAGGATTCACCGTCGATGCGGACCATGCGGACCGGAATGTACGGACACTCTTCGAGCGGGTATTCGGCTTCACTGCCCGGAACCACCGCTTCGGCAACCTCTTCGTACTTCGAGTAGCCATCCCCGGCTTCGTTCAGGTACACATGGGTGTATACGTCAATCTCAGCGTCTTCCTTCTGCTCACCTTGGGCTGCTTCCACTTGGCTGCGGACATCCTCAGGGAGAGCGTTGAACGCAATCTTGTCTAGAGTGACAATCTGAAGTACGTTACCGAAAGCGTCTCGCTGGACCACATACGAGTCCAGCCGATAGAGCTTCATCGGGGTGTAACCCTCAGGCTCCGGTAAGTACAGCAATGCGTTCCCGGCCACACACAGTTGCTTCAAGCACTCAAAGAGAGTCACTCGGTAACTGTTGGACTCGATGTAGTTCATAATGATTCGCTCTACCATTGAGAGACCTTCATCTACCTTAGCGAGACCCTCGGCGTCACCCAGAAGGTTCTTCGCTTCGTATTCACTAATGGTCAACTTCATCCACGACTGCATCGGGAACAGGGCCAGCATCAGCTTGGACGCTAGGTTGTTCAGGCCGCGAGCACCTACGGATTGCCACGGAGTCGTGTAATCGGTCGATGCGTTATCGGAATCCTTAGGGAACAGTGAGGGAATCGTGTACTGCGCACAGGACTCTGCTCGTGTCTCGTAAGGCTGTCGGTCGTTCTTCAGACGGTCATATACCGCCTTGGCTCCCTCCTCTGCGAAGCCTTCGAGTTTAACTTCTGCCATTTGTTAGCCCTCCCGTAACCAATCATAAGTTAATCCCACCGCCAGAGCTGCGGGAAACTGAGAGGGACTTCTTACCGGAGGCGCGAGTTTTCTTCTTACCAGACTCGGTGTCTGCTGAAGACTCAACGTCCTCTACGACCTCTTTCGGCGCTTCCTGAGGTGCGGCCACAGGTGTCTCAGCGGCTGTCTGCACGTTGGGTGCGTCTGCTGCCAGACCAACGGCCTTGAGTGGTGCCTTGACTACCTTGGAGATAGCCTTCTTGATTTTCTTGAACAGTCCCATGTTAGCCTCCTAAAGCTGACTTACGGATTTTACTGACGGACCCTGTAGGTTCGGTCGTCTTGGTCACCTTGAGTGACTTACGCCCTGACACTTCAGGAGTGGTGCTGTTTGAGTCTTCGTCGCCACCGTACTGGATACCCTTAGGTTCCTCAGTGAGCGGAGCTGGCTCAGGGACAGTCGTTGTGTCGACCTTAGGTGCTTTCATCTTAGGTGAGAAACACATAATCAATCTCCTTCTTTGAGTGCACGCTGACGGCCCTCCATCTCGTCAAGGACACGAGAAGCCATGTAGTGACCATACAGTACACCGGAGATGAACTCCTCACTGTGACCAGCCTCACGCAGCTTACGGACCTCTGATTGATACAGGAAGTCAGCATTGAAGCGAGACTGTAGGTACTCCTTGACAGCTCGCGGTACGTCAGGAAGGTCATTAGGATTGTTAAGGATGTGCTCTATAGGTTTTAACATTTGAGTCTCCTCTCTCTAAGTAATCTTTAAGTAATAATCATAATGGGCACTTCCCTATAGTGCTACCTAATTAGTGCCCATGAGTTTATCACTCTGCTTTATGCTCGACTATCTGCTTGATAATCAAGGCTAACATCCAGAGACCACGAGCGACTAAGCCCATGGTCAGTACGATGAGAATCAGCTGCCCGGTTGCCATAGAGTAATCTCCCCAGTCTCGATGTTGTACTCATCAGAACGGAGGATGCGAGCCATCTGGCCCTGCTTGATTACTTCCGCTTCGGTCATCCCTGCTTTGGCACCAATGGACTTGATGCAGTCCCAGAGCGTCTCTCCCGGCTCAGGAGCGCGTTTCACCCATTTGGTTACCTCTTGGCCCTTGTTCTTACCGGACTTCAGCACGGACGTTACAGGCTCCACAATGAAGGGTTCCTTGAGGAAGTCCTCAGCGGTATCGCCCCATCCGGGAATCCCACCGTAACCATCGGTGATGTCGCCCTTGATAGTCTGGAAGAGGTGCCAGTAGTCAGCGGTCTCCTGAGTCTGCACGAGGATGTTGCCAGTCGTACACCACAGGAAGTCACAATCCGGGATGGTCTTAAAGTCCTTGTCACAGGAGACCAGTACTGCCTTCTCGTAGTGATACGGGAGCGGATTAGACCCAATGATGCCCATCACGTCATCACCTTCGAGCTGAGGCTCAAGGACGCACGTGTAGGTCTCAAAGACGTACTCAAGGAACTCGAAGTAACCCACAGGCTTCTTGACGACTGCGCGGTTCTCTTTGTACGTTGGGTCCACCAGCAGCTTGCGCCAGTTGACACGGTCGGTGAACGCTAGGACAACGTCGGCATTCTTCCATGCCTTCTTGCGGCCCTTGTAGGACTCAATGGAGTTCTCCAGAATCTCGCGGGCCTTAGCGTGGTCACAGCAACGGTGCCAAATCTCTTCCTCCCACGAGGCATCGAACTCAGCGGCACTCATGGCTTGGAACACCAGCCAGTCACCATCCATCACAAGGACACCCTTGGCAATCTTCTGGGTTGCCCGGTAGTCGCTGAAGGATAACAATGTGTGCTTACTCACAGGCAACCTCCGTGTGTCTTAAGGAATTTCACTCCGGCACTGGTAATTTCCCAAGCGCCACCGTTACGACCACTCATGGTCAGACACGAAATGTGACCACGGCTCGCAGCCTCAGCGACTAACGCAGCGTTGTTCCGTACGTAGTTCGACTGGAAGGACTTAGGGCAGCCCTTGAGGGCCGCCAGAACTTTGAGGTACTCGCTCACTTGGTCACCCTCACGATAGCCGGAGAGAAGCGTATAAGTTTCTTCTCGTTAAACGAAAGGTCATCGTGTGTCTCTTTGACCATTGAGCGCAGACCATGTCGGATGCAGTATGCTGCTGCTTCGTCTGGTCCAACGTTTAGTGCCGCCTCTAGGAAGCCCAGCTTGAAGTTGCCAACCTTCTCACCATTGGCGACCATCCGTGCAACACGCAGAACGGTCTCGCTGAGGTTCTTCTCGGACTCACTATCGATAACGCTGGTCACCTCGAAAGTAACCTTGAAACGCTTGGTAATAGCCATGGTTAAATCTCCTCTTCATCTGGTTCATTGTGTTCTCTGATTAGTTTGCGGATGTCAGACATTGCCGACCCTTGGAGGTTTGGTGAGTAGCGGGACTCTTCATGCCCACTCCACCACGCAGAATACATGAGGTCCTTAACCTCCTGTTCACTGTAAGTTTTCATAAAGCACCTCTTAGTGACATACGGCCCAGTTTGGACCCATCTTACCTTCTGTATCCAGACGGCAACGGAACTTAAAGTGTTCCCCAACGTTACGCATAGCTTGTTGCGCAGTGGCAATCACCTGCTGTGCAATCTCTGGGGTACGGCACGCTACTTGGATTTCATCGTGGACCCACGCCATGTACGCAAAGTCCCCATCCCAACCGTGCTTTAAGCCCGATTTGAGAAGCAACTCTTCAGTCTCGACAATCCACAGCTTACAAATGAGCGCACCCGCTGACTGAAGCAACGTGTTGAGCGCGGCATGTGGTGACCGAACGTGTACCTTTCTTCCATCCAGTCCCTTAATCCAGCGTCGTTTCCACTTGACCTTCTGCTCTCCGGCGACCCATCGGGATGACTCGACGAGGGTCTGCTGGATTCCTTCTCGCAACGCTGCGATTGCTGGGGTGTTCTCAAGGAATTTCTTCTTGAGTTCCTTTCCGCGTTCCTTACCTGCGCCCACAATCTGTCCAATCTTTTCGTCTCCAGCACCATAGAGGAAACCGTAGATGAATGTCTTGGCGTTATCACGTGTTGGCAACTCAGCCGCCGTTTGGTTGACTGTGTGGATATCACCGTTGAGAATGACATCCGCATATGCCCCGCCGTCGTACTTAGACATGAAGTGTGCCAGACAACGGAGTTCGAGTCCACTTGCGTCGATGCCTGCTTGAATCCAAGGCTGTCCGGTAAGTCCGTCCAAGTGATGCTCTGCGCCGAACGCTGCTCGACAAGGCTCACCATACGGCGAACGAACGCCCGGAACTTGACCAAGGTTAGGGAAGCTGTGCGTCGCTCGCCCTGTAACTGCACCATTAGGGTTAACACTTCCATGGATTTTACCATCCTCTTGAACGTAACGTAGCCACGCTTTGTCACCCTCAGCCGCCTGACCGATACGCTTCTGTATCATCAGGTACTCTTTAATGAGGTCGATGCAGCGCTGCTTCTCAGGGTCTTCCACACGCACATGCTCAAGGACCTCGTCGTCTACCTTGGGTGCACCCTTTTCGGTGAACTCTGTAGGTACCCATCCGGCTTCCTTCAGCTTGAGCGCAATGTGGTCTCGGCTACTTGGGTTAAACACGACGTGCTCTACTGGTGTGTACGGAGCGCCCTCTACGTAATCCCGAGTGTCCAGCTCGCAGGGTTCACGACCCTCACGCTGAGCTTTGTTCTTGGGTTTCTTGTAGATGCCGCCCTGCTTCGGGTACTTCACTCGTGGGTATTTCCCCAGAGGCTTCCCGGTGCGCGGGTGCAGGAATAACTCAGTGCCGCCCTTAGGCTGGTACCAAGTCCCGAAAGTGTCGGTGAGTGTCTGAAGGAGTTCAGAACGACGACCAGCAAGTTCAACGTATAGTTCCTCAATGGCCTTGGTGTTGAACGGGAATCCGTTGCGCTCCTGCTTAGCGAGTAACCAAGCGGCTCTGTGTTCCAACCAGACGGCCTCGCAGGAATACTGCCAGAATGTCACAGCGTCGTGCATCCACCAGTTATCCCCACAGCCACCCTCAGGTGGGAAGTAGTGCTTGTCGCTCAGCAGCTTCTCTAAGAGCGCCTTGGTCACCACAACGTCCTGAACGTTATAAGCCATCATCGGCTCATTGAAGCTAATCCACTCAGCACCATCCACATAGTCCTCTCCCTGTTCCTCAAGGAGCTTCTTGAAGTCGTCCTTGTACTCACCCTTCATCTCGCCCAAGCGGTAACCCCACGCCTCCAGAGCGTGAGACCCGAAGCGCTTACCGGGTAACTTACCGGAACGCAGCAGGGCCATGTCGGAGTCCTTAATGTTCGCAAACAGCAAACGACTGAGCACCAACGTGTCCACTACGTTCTCACGCGGCAGGTGGAACTCTCGGTTTAACTGGAGCTTGGCCAGCTTGGTTAACACTGGGGCATCGTACTTGTGACCGTTGTGGAATACGATGAGACCACCACGAGCCACCTCAGCTTCCAACGCATCGAGATACGCGGAGAAGTCCCAAGGTCGATATGATACATACTCGTCCGTACTGTAGTCATAAATGACACCACAGTGGAACTGAGTGACTTTCTCTAAGAGGTTGTTCGCCTCGATATCGGTTACTAACATAGTGGTCTCCTGTTACTTAACGACGCCCGATGAAATACTCACGCGGACGCACGGTTAACTTACTCTTCTCGACAGCAAAGCTACTGTTCAGTACGTCAGCTCCCAGTCTACTAACACCACGAACGTGGGACACCTGAGCGTACTTATCACCAACACTGCGTATGTACACTATCCCACCCAGTACCTTGTCGTCCCAAGTTGCCAGCTCACCAGCCTTCAGAGGGGGGCCTTGTAGTTGGATACTTTCGGTCCATCCTTAGGTTTCTGCCAGCCCTTGTGGCCACTGTGGGTCCACCCAAGGTTCTCCAGAATGTGAACAGCAGCATCACGCTTGGCCTCATAGGTCTTGGCCTCAGCCAGCTCTTTGGTCAGCTTCTCGATGTCTGCACGGATTTCTTCAGGTTTACGCATGGTAATGTCCTCTCAATATGTTGTGTGTGATAATCATAAAGGCCACTACATATGGTAATGACCTTGAGTTTATCACTTAACTTCTGACGCTTCGGCCAGACGCACGGACGTTTCGCCAACCTCTTTGCTCAGGATGGCCTCACGCACTTTGTCCTCACCGATAGCCACAGTTGCGGCCACAGCCACGGATGCCAGCAAGCGAGCTGCCTGTGTATCGTCTAGGGTCACACGCTGAGTGTGCGCACGGTTATCGCTCTTAGCCTTCCAGCGGTAGACCAGAGTGACCTTGTCGTTGCGGACGTTGATGTGAACCTTGCGACCCCACTGGTCTACAGTGTCGGACAGCTGAATGGTATTGCCGGGGAATTTAACTTTGGTAGTCATTAGAAGAACTCCTTAAGTTTCTGAGCTTTAAGTGCAACTTTCGCTGCCTCTGCGGTTGCATCCAGAGATGCTTGGCGTGCTTTGTCGGCTGCTTTAGCCAGCTTGGCGGCTGCTTCTGCTTCCACCTTGGACGCTTTGTCCAGTGCCTTGGCTCCACGTACGTACAGTGCGATGACCAGACGGCCTAATGCTTCGATAAGTTTAAACATGATGGTTCTCCTATTTATGGTTAAAGTCTCTGTACATTCTCATACGGAATGCTTCGAGTGTTGGACAGCAGTGCTCACAGGAGCACCACTCGTCATGACTAGTAGTCGGCTTCTTCGTGGCCTTCCCGGCCAGTATCTCCCTCTCCTTCTCCGCCAGTGTAGCTAGACGGTTCAAGGAGTCCGGTCTTTTCGTTGTACTCCATGTACCCCGCAATGCCAACGCCAATGCCATTAAAGCGGCACTTGAGAATACGAAGGAGGACAAGATTAGGCATGTTCCCTTGCTGATTACGCTCAAGGGCAATGATAGTATCAGAGAGTTGGCGCAGAGACCCAGACCCACGCAGGTCAGTAATGGAAACAGCACGTCCTTCTTCATGAGCTTTACCTTTCTCCGGGTTCTTCAGGTGGCAAATAACAATAAGCACCACTCCGGTTGACTTAGCGAACCCTTTCAGCTTGGTCATGAGTCGGTCAATCATCTTGCGCTCATCGGATTCCTCCGAGGCTGACACTACGATTGAGATGTGGTCCAGAATGATTACGTCACAGTTCAGTCCTGTGCGCATGTAGTGCAGCTTGGCAAGCAGGCGGTCCACCTCAGCTTCCGCAAAGGAGTCGTAGAGGTGGAACTGGTCTGAGCCATACAGCTCATCGAACCATTCATCGTACGTACCGTCCTCAATGAGTTTCTGCTTGAACTCCCGAGGCTGCTGCCGTAAGCGGATGCCGTTAGCAATCCCTAGGACATCCTCCATGGTCTCCTCTACGGACTCCTCAAGCATCGCCATGCCTACCCTCAGCCCCTGCCCTCTGGCGAACCCTAGGGCCTGCTGGCGAACGAACGTAGACTTACCCATTCCTGACCCAGAAGTGACCATGATGACTTCGCCACCACGTGCACCCAAGGTTCGGTCATTCAGTCCCGGGCATCCCGAGAAAAGGTACCCTACGCTTTGTTCGTTGGTCATGGCCTCTCGCACTCGGTCCTTCATGGACATCGCACCGATGACACCATCTGGTACCCAAGGTGCTGCGTTCCATATCTGGTCGAGAACCTCCTTGCCCTTGCCTTTGAGTAAACACTCGTTGGCGTCCTTCTCGGTCAGCACGGCCACGTGGACCTTACCGGGAGGGAGAACCTGAGCGGCTTCCTCTACAGCTGCACGACCGGGGTCATCCATATCGAACATCAGGATAATCTGGTCGAAGCTATCGAAATACTCATAGTTTGCACTGCAAGTTTTCTTAGCGGCTGGCGCACCGTGACCGAGAGAAACCACAGGCCACTTACAGTCCTGAAGTTGCATCACGGTTAACATGTCGATTTCACCCTCGGTGATGACAATCTTCTTGCCACCATTCCAGAGGTGCTTACCGAACAATGCGTCCCCTTTGTGGGACCCTCGGGTAGAGAAGTTCTTCTCCTTGTCCCGCAGCTTCTGAGAGACGATGGAGCCATTCTGGTCACGATAGTCGGCCACCTGATAGGCAGTCCCTCTGACCTTGGCGACCCAATAGCCAGCCTTCTGGCATGTCGCCTTTGAGATACCACGAGCAGTCAGGTCAGTGTACCGACCGTCACTCTCGCCGAATACCAATAAGCCTGAACCTTGTGTATTCATCCCGTAATTCCCTCCTTTGGGTCTTCTCGATGATAACTTTTCGGTACGTTCCTCTGAGCCGGGAACCCGGTGTTGACACACGAAGCAATACTCGTGCCCGTCGGAGTACACTGAGTTACCATCAGAAGAACCACAGTTTTCGCACGGAGCGTGGAACAGGAAGATACTCTCCTGACCATCTTCTTGACTGTCTCCGCAACTCATGGCAGCAACACCCGAAGTGCACCTATTACGAATGCCGATGCGTACACGTATAGTGGCCACGAGTCAGCAAAGTGTTCTTTGAACTTGTTCATAAAGTAATCTCCGTTGGTGTGGTCAGTCCGGGAATCGAACCCGAATGAAACGCAGCGCTACGCCAAGTGCACCTTAGCCTGACCATAATTTGTACAGAATGTGCGACAACAGGGAAACGTAATTGTCTCCCTGTAGTGCTACCTAATGTTTACCCACGGTCAGAAGTGACTAGTTCGCCAGTCTTTACCCATCGTTGCAGGTCGAAGCTCGGACAAGCCTTCGGTGCTACATCGTGGTGCGCCATAATGACAGCCTTTGGGTAGGTCCCCTTCAGCTCGTGTAGTAATCCCTTCAGTGCGCTCATCTGCTGAGGTGTGAAGTTTGCTTCAGGGTTACCCTTGGCGTCGATACCGCCCACCAGACACACGCCGACAGAAGTCGAGTTGTATCCCTTGACGTGTGAACCCACAGCGTCTTGGTCACGTCCCGCCTCAACGGTACCATCACGACGGATGATGAAGTGATACCCAACGTCCAGCCAGCCCTGCTCTTTGTGCCACTGGCGAATCTCGCGCACACCTACGTCCATGGTTGCCTTGGTGGCCGAACAGTGAACGAAAATCTGAGAGGTCTCCTGCCGCTTAGTGAATTGAACCTTGGCCATACTTACTTTGCTCCTTTCTTCTGCTTGAACTTGCCGAACGGTACAGCACGCTTCGGCTCCTTCAGCCAGTCTATGGGAATCAATTTGTCGGCAAACAAGATGTTATGCTTCTCGCACCACTCAGCGTAACTGGTGGGCGACCCTTTGTAAATCTTAGTGCGACTCGAAGAGAACACTAACCGGATGTCTAACTCCGGGTGCTGCTCACGAATCAGTAGGTGCTTCTTGCGGTCCTCGGCTTCCCAGAGACCCTTAGTCTCCACGAAGATGCCGTTGGGCAACAAGAAGTCTGGAGTGTAAAGGTGGTCACTCGCAGGAATAACGTAAGGGATGCGCCACAATTCGTAATCGAACGTGACGCCCTTTGCTTCTAACTGCTTGGACACCTTGTCCTCAAGGCCAGATCGGAAGGCACCCACCTTCCGAATCCCTTTGGCCCCATAGCCTGCCATTAGAAGTCATCGCCTTCTTCGGCTTCACCTTCGTCCTCTTCCTCACCAGACCAGTCTTCCGGGTCTTCCTGAGGTTTACGGCTGCGAGGTTCGTCCGCTTCATAACCGCCTTCTACAGCTTCGTCAGCCCAGTCGTCTTCGCCGCCACCAAAGGTAGCCAATTCGACCAGCATCACGCCTTCCAGCTGCAACTTAACGGAAGCGCCAGCTACCGCAGACCAGCCGTACGGTACCAGCGAGAAGCGAATCTTCACTTTGGAGCCGCCGCCGATAATCGGAACGTCTTGGATGCGTTTACCCTTGGCGTCAACTACACCCAGAACAATCTTCTTGGTCTCGCCAGTCTTCTTGTCCTCGTACGAACCGTAGCACTTGAAGTTGAACGTGGTGGTACCATCACCGTTGTCGAAGAACGGCATGTCGCCTTCGTACGGCTTCAGAGGTTTCTTACCCTTCTGAACCTTCGGCGGGTTCGCTTCGTGCGCTTCCAGACGGGCCGCGTAGTTTTCCTCATGGGTCTTAACGATGAGGTCTACCAGCTCCTGACAGTCTTCGTTCTTGAACGTTACGGAACCTTTGTAGGTACCGCGTGGGTTCTCAAAACCCTCACCGCCATAGTCCGGCTTGTTAAAGTAAGCATACGGCTCACAGGTACCAATCTTGGTGGTATAAATCTTCTTCTTAGCGAATGCCATGGTGAATCTCCTTTAAGTTTAAACAGTAAGAGGGACAACCTGTGTCCCTATAGTGCTACCTAATGACTATCTGGGCGTACCCGAGTCACTTGGCCTAACTCTTCGTACTCCGCCTCGGCAACTTCGAGGGCCTCCTCAAGAGACCCAGCGTGTACCGGGAGTTCATACGATGCGTTAGCTGTCTCGACCGTTACGACGAACTTTTGCATCTTCTCGCTCCTTCCACATGTTATACAGGGTGATGTACGCAGGGTCGAGCGTCTTCTCGTACATCGCTCGGCACCAGTCACTCGGGTTCATCGCTAAGAATCTCCTCAATGAACTCAAGCTCCTCCTTGGTGAAGTCCTCAGTCTGGTAGATTCTGAGGAAGTCCTTCGCCCAATACTTCAGGATTTCAATACGACTCGGTGTTAACTCAATCATGACACAACCCCTTGTGTTTCTCGTATAGTTCCAGATAGAAAGCGGCCTTCGCCATGTCTTTCTCTAAGGTAGCCAGCTCGGACTTCTTCCCGGCCCGAAGGCGGTACTTGAGGATGTTCCCGAGGCAGTACCCCTTAAACATCTCTTGGGTCATGCTGCGAGCAATCACCTCGATGGCCTCGACACCGTCGAACAGCTGGTAGTGGCTCGGCTGCTTAACACCGTCGTCTTCTACACTCGGAGCCTTGCTGTCCTTCATTGCGCGGACTTCCCCAATGGTCGTACCTTTGGTGTCTAGCGGACACTCACTGCACGATACCTTGTAGCATATGACGCCATCAGCGCACGTTGTGGAGTCTGGGCGGTCAGTGTTTTGTTCAACCAGCAGATTCACCACTTGAATTTCACGTTCAGTCATTGACCACCTCCTTGATACGCCCCCAGAACAGGCGAAGGCGTGGCCACTTGGTTACCACAACGGGTACGAAAGGACGGCTCTTAGTCTGAGCCAATTCGTAGAGACCGCAAGTAACCAAGATGTGCACACGAGGTGCCAGCTCGAAGGTGTCGCCGATGCGTGGAATCTTACCGTGGCGCTCCGAGGCAGCCACAGTGCTACGGTCCTCCCGGCGAACCGAGAAGATACCGTTGGATTTGTTGAAGTGTAAGCGCATGGTTTATGCTCCTTTAGGTGGCTCGTCATTCATTGACCACACGATAGCCGCGAGGATGAACACGATGATTAGAATCAGATTGATGGACATGTTGTTGTCTCCTATAGTGCTACCTAATTACATCTTAACGGTAGGGTCCGCCTCGGTACCACGCCATTTGTCGAACGATGGGTGGCGCAGAGAGCCATCTGGAGTTTCCTCCATGTACTTGATTTGGCACGCCCAGCCCTCGTAAGGGTTCATGTACCAGCACCCAGCTTCGTTGGCGTTACACTCGGTGGTGTACTCTTTGACGCGCTTGGTAAACTCCTCCATAAGTGCCTGAGAGATGTTGTTTGCGGATACCACGCGACCGGACTCAAGGAGAACCTCGAAGCCAATCACCTTGCCCTCGTTGGCGAGACCGGGAGTCCCCCAGTTGATTCCCACGACGACACCGTCAGCCTCATTCTCTGGCTTCAGCTTCCACCAGCCGGACTTCTTACCGCGCTTATAGATACCGCGAGGGTCCTTAACCACGAGACCTTCGTGACCTTCTTCTCGTTTCTGTCGGTACAGCGCATCGAGTTCGTCCATGTCGTAAACTTCATGGGACTCCGAGAGGCACCACTCGACTTCAGGGAAGTGGTCTTGCAGGACTGGTAAGGCAACCTTGACGTGCTCAAGGCGGAGGAGGGTCATCACGTTGTAGTCATCACCGGACTCGATAATGTCAAGCGGAATGATGTCGTAGAGGGCAACTTTGAGTTTCTCTGGGTGGAGTGCGAAGGGCTGACCCTTCATGTCAGGCTCCCATTGTTCATGTGGACCACCGATGTCAAACTGCATGTTGCCCTTCTTGAGCCACTTGGTACGCAGCAGGCCAGACCCGGTGTTGAAGTCCACACCTTTGACCATGAGTTCGCCATCAAGCATGAAGCCATCCGGGAAAATCCAGCGGTCATCTTTCAGTAACTTATTCCAGCGCTGGTCGAAACCGTTAAGGTGCTCAAGTGCCGGAATGGTCTTGGAGACCCGGCTGAGCCACGCTGCGTTGGCCGTGTTGTCTACGCAGATGTTCCCGCGTACACCATCGTGCTTAGTGTCTGCGATGAGGTAACCGGAAGTCTCCAGCGCCTTCTCGATAGCAGAGCGAACGAACGATACGGCCTTAAATGGATTAGTCTTAATGTTCATCATGATGATGTCTCCAGAGTGTAGTGTTCATTTAGTGTGCAATAAGCAATCATAAAGGCCACCGGAATCCGATGACCTTGAGTCTGCCTATAGTGCTACCTAATCATTTCCAACTTGAGTAGTCGGCGGTGAGTTTTGCCAGCCAGTCTGACGCTGAGTCAATCGACCAGCGACTGAAGGACTTCTCTACCAGAAGTTCCCCTCGGGGTTCATACACCGATAGAGATACCGTGTGATTCCATGTGTGATACGCCATGACCACACTCAACATTGTCTCATCACGCAGTCTTCTCTCGGCATACCCTAAGCGCGACCATTGGTCTGTGCTGCCGTCAAATAGGTAATTAGTTTGCATGGCCATTTGTTACGCTCCTACGAAGTATTTCTCTTGGTTAACAACACTGTCACCCTTGGCGTTACGGAAGGAACCCTTCACACCGCCACCACGCTTTGTCCTGTTCAGCTTGCGGCCCTTAGGGATGTAACCCTCGGTCTGCTGACGTTCACGGTTGCGCTCAAAGTTGATTGTGTTCTGGTACATGGTGTTACTCCTGATTGTGCTAGTAAGGGACATTCATAAAGGCCACCGAACGATGACCTTGAGTATGTTCCTATAGTGCTACCTTATTCAGACTTACCGTGGCGGAACTCGATGCGTCCTACTACTTCGCTCTTGTAGTAGACGAACTGCTTACGCTCGCCATTGGTACACAGCTGGTCTATCAGGTAGCGGTCATCCAGCTCTGTCCAGCGGAGGGACTTAACGTGGAGACCGCAAGGGCCAAGGCCTAACTTAAAGAGCGTCTTGGAGTGCGTACCGTCCGGCAACACAGCGGTGAACTTAACGTGAATCAGGTCAGAGACAAGCATCAGTTCGTCTTGTGCTTCCTTGAGGGACTTACGCAGAAACTTCATGCGCTCCCGCTGGTGTTCACGCAGTTCGTTCACATCGCACACCTTCTGCTCTTCTTCCTTAAGCGTGGACTCAAGCCACCGCACCTGCTTATTGAGTGATGCCTTATCTTCAGACAGGCGGCACACCTTATCGTGCAAGATGTTTGTGTACTCCTCGTTACTCTTTACCTGCTTCTCAAGGGTGTACTCGCAGGTAGCTAGTCTCGTGGTGGCCCTCACGAACAGGACGATTAATACGATTAACAAGATGGTTACAACGATTGCGTAAGTCATGGTGTGCCTCTTTAAGTATTCTTTAAGTTAAGACTTTAAGTAATGGAACCCTCGGTCATTCGAAGGTTCCCTATAGTGCTACCTAATTGCCTGGGACCTTAGGCGAACGCGAAGTCAGACTCTAAGATATCGCGCAGGTTCAGGTCGCCTTTGGCCGGGACCGCAGGCATTTTGTCCAGTTGAGACTCGTGCAGCTGGTCGGCGAACTGGTCATAAAAGTCGGCGATTACATCGTTGTCCTCGTAGGTCTTGACCATCGTCTCACGGACTGCCTTAAAGAGATTCCCAGCGTCTGCCGGAATGGTTCCGAAGGAGTCGTGAATGAGTGCGAAGGAGTCAATCCCGTAGACCTCGTTGGCGTGCACTACGGTCATGCGCAGGTGACTACCATCCTGTGAGTGCACAAAGTTAGGGGCGATTCCTGACTCCTGCTTATGTGCGTCAATCTCTTTGGCTTCCCCTTTGTTGTACGTCATGAACACGTCGGCCTGACCCAAGAACGTCAGCTTCAGGCGCGCTTGGTCGCGCTTGTGGTATTCCTGCCACACCGGGAAGCCGTCTGGTGTCACCCAGTGGATTGCACAGCGCTTACGGAGTACCTCTTTGGTCTTCTTGTCCTTGACTTCAGCGGCCAGCAGTTTAGCGGCAGACTTCAACCAGTTCATAGCCTCGACAGCGGCCACTACGGTCACGGTCACAGCGTCCCAAATCAGCTTGGCCATGTAGCCAGCCGCTTGGTTCGGGTGTGTGAACATCAAGCCCTCGCCGTTGTCAATAGCTGGCTGAACGGTATCCTCAAGAACTTGCTGGCGGAAGCCGAACTCTTTTGAACCGTATGCCAGCGTCATGACCGAACGCTTAGTCACCTTGCGGGTCACGCCATATTGCAACCACTGAGCAGCCAGTACGGACTCGCCCAGCGTTACCTTCTCGCGGAACTCGCCAGTCTCTTTATCAGCAATCTGCTCGACCACCGTCTGAGACCCGTTGACAGCGTGCTGGTGAAGTACCTCGTTAACCTTGTCGGCCACAATCTTGTAGATATCCTGCACGGTATCAGATGGCAGCAGGTTCACAGCACGACCACCGATGGAATCGCGGAGCATCGCACTGAAGTGCTGAATCCCGGAGCAGGACCCATCGAACGCCAGCGGCAGCGAGCAGTTGTAATTCAGTCCGTGGTGCTTAACGCCTGCGTACTCGAAGCAAAACGCTAAGAAACAGAACGGCGAATCCTGCTGGGTCCACCAAGTGTTATTCAGTGGGTCCGCTGCGCTCGCCAGAATGTTGCCCTCGTTCTCTTCGATGAACTTGATGCGCTCAGGGAAGGGAACCTTGTCGACACCTGCACAGTTTGCACCGTGAATCTTCAGCCAGTAGAACCCATCGAGACCGATTGGCTTACCTTTGGCCAGCGTCAGCATACCCTTGGTCATGTCGTTGCCTTGCGGGTTAAACATGCTCACAGCGTACACACGCCCGCGCCAGTCCATGTTGTACGGGAACCAAATGGCCTTATGGTTAGCGAACTTGTTGGCCTGTGCGACCATGAACTCCATCGACAAACGGCGAGACTGGCGGGCCTTGTCCTTACGGTAGACCGCTGCGGCCTCCTTGCGCCATGCCTTACGTGCCACCTCGTTGGTGTCGATATCGTCCGGGCGTGGTGGTAACTCTTCGCGTTCGATCGCTGGGACGTCAGCAACCGGGCAGTGCTTCCAGTTGACAATCTCGTTGACTACCGCCAGTACCTTCTTGTTCACCTTCCACGGCGTGTTTTGCGCGAGGTTGACCGCCTTGTATACCTCTGGCATGTGCACGTCAGCGTAGCGGCGAAGCGCCTTCTTGGAGTGGGTACGAACCAGTGCCAGCGGGCGACGACCGACTGACCAGTAGCCACCACCTACGGTTTCAACCCAAGGTTTCGGAGGGACTACGCACGGCTGGTGCATCGGGCTAATACCTGCGAGTGCTCCCGCGCGTTTGCTCAGGAGTTCCACAAAGGCTGGGGCCAGCTGGACCATCTGCATACTGGTCACATCATCAGAGCCATCGGCCATCTTGTTCTTGGTCATCTCCACCAGACCAGTGCCCTCAATGAGCAGCTCCAGCAGCTTGGTCCCCACGTGCATCTGCTCGTCGGTCTTCCAGCTCGCCCAGTTGTCACCGCCCAGCATACCTTTGGATATCATATCGGCCTCGACCACCTGCATGAAAGCCTTCTTGTACACGTGGCCTACGCGCTTGTCCAGCTGGTCCGCTACGTTCTTCTTGAAGTAGGCGGCCTCCTGCTCACGGATACGCCCGAAGCGAGCCTCATCCTCAAGGGCCTTGCCTAACTGAGAGGATACCTGCTGGATGGTGGCCTTTGAGGCGTCTGTGAGCGTCCCTAAGACGACCTTAAGGGTGAGCAGTGCGATTGCCTCACTGGACACTCCGCGCTTCTCTTTGAGTACCTCAGTGCCCATGTTAATGGCCAACTCTGAGGACACACCGTGCTTAATCGGGTAGTATGCGCGAGGCTTCTTACCGCGAGCATTTGCTTGCTCCTCCTTCCAGTCGTCAATGCGCTTGGTCAGCTGCGGGTGCAACGTTAAGACCAGCGGCTTAGCGGCCACGTTGTCAGCGAACTCGCCAGCTTTCACCTGACGTTCTAACATCTTCAGGAAACGCTGCTCACCCAGCTCGTACGCTTCATGCTCCAGCGCTAACTGCTCGCGTGCCAGCTTGTCCCCGTAGTGCTCGCTGAGGATGTTGTACGGAATAGCGGCCAGTTCAATCTCTGAGAAGTCATTACGTGCAATGTTTAATGCGTTCATTGTGTGCCTCTTTGTGAATAAAGTTTATCTATTGGTGCCTCACCGTTCGGAGACACCTAAGATACACCTTGTTAGCCCATGAGTCTACCCTGAAGGTAGTTGTCAACCGGAAGGCCCCGACCCTGCTGTATGGCGAGACCATCACAGGCCATCCATGCGTGCACTCGCTTCTCGATTTTCGCAAGGTCGTACTTTAGGGCCTCGGCGTTAATCCGCTCGCGCTCCTTACGCCACCTAGCGTGTGCCTTACGGCGTGCTCGACGTTCCTTATTGGCCTTACGGCGTGCGATACGAAGCTCCCCGTTCGGGTCTCGCTTAGCCTTGTTGCGCTTACAGCGTTCAATCATCTTGTCGTGCGCTATCTGCTCAATCTCTGCGAGCAGTTCCTCAGGTTCCAATGAGAAAGGCTCACGGTCCCTGTCCGCTGAGAATGACACCGGGTCGGTAATCACTGGCTTGCCGTCTTTGGTGAACATGATGTTTCCGCTGTGCATGTCGAAGGATGCAATCCCACAGAAGAAGTCCCGAATCATCTGGCACGTCTCGATGAACGGTAAGTCCTTCTGGTGGTGCTCCTCGGGTGCATAGTCACACTCGACAAAGTAATACGCGAGGTCTGCGTAGTGGTCATGCAAGTGGTTACTGCTGCGATTGCATGGTTCCAGCTCATCAAGTACCACCGTATAGCAGCCAGCGTGACGCGCTACGTGATAGACGTTAGGTATCCCTACCCGTCCTTGGTGCATCCGGCAGAATGCCACGTAGGCGGCCCCTGAGTCCTCTTTCTTAAAGCCAACCTTAATGACCCTACCCGGTAACAGGTCGTGCTTAAACGCTGCGCTGAAGTGACCATTACCCAGCAGGTTAAACCCAGCATCTTTGGCCTTAATCTTCAGGGTTTGCCAGTAGTCCTGACGTTCAAGACCCCAATCGCTGTCCGTGTCGTCACCATCGGACGTCTCACAGTTCACAATGTCCGCGATGAGTGCTACCAGCAGCGGCTGGCGCTTGTCGAGTTCACAGATTGGCAGGTTACGGATGACGTCTAAGCGTTCTTGCATATCGGTGTAGTTCATTTGGTTGTTTCCTTATGGTGTGTTAGCGTGCTTGGTCATTGGTATGAGAGAAGTGTGAGCCTTGCCCACTTAACGGCTACAGCTGCTTGCCGTGCGGTCATCTTGCGGTGATTCGTCAAGATGCGCTTGGTTAGTGCATCACTGGCACCATAGGCCATTACATGTAAAGCGGCCCGTATGTGCTTCATGTCAGTGCGTTGCGACATAGAATACCCCTACCTTGTTAGCCTTAAAGCGGCCGTTCGGAAGCCGTACAGTAAAGCGAGGCAACACGCCCCACTTCATGTAACTGAATGATGCTTTGTGTACCTTGAGACCCTTACGAAAGTCCCGCACAAAGTACAGGACAATCAGGGCGTACACGCTAATTATGAACAGGGTTACCATACATTACCTTACGTGTGCGATAAGTTTGCGCTAGGTGCATCATCAGGTAGTCGTGTGGTCTGCCCAGTGAGAGCAACCAGCGGTAGTGCCTAATGTCTGCCTGAGTGAGTCCGTAGTGTTTCATTAGTCATTCCACCCAGCGCAAGTTGATTGATGTACGACGCACGATTGATAATCCTCCTGAGCTAGTGTCTCGTTGACCCAGTGTTTTATCTGCTTACCATATCGCACAGTGTAGGTACTCCCCATTGCACCGTGCGGGTACTCCCGTAGTGTTACAGTGCATTGCCCTGTTATTTGGATATCGCTAGTAGCTTACTCATTACACCACCTCCCAGTATTGCCCGTCGATTACCGAATAGCATTCACCTTTGGGCGCATCAACTTGTTGCAGCGTGCCACCTAAGGCCGCCTCTTTGAGCGTTGGGTATACCTGCGGATATTCGCCTACATCCTCGATAGACCATAGCGCGGCTGTATGGGTCTGTGAGTTCACCACCAGCACAGCATCTTGCGAGTAGGTCTTACAGGCCAGCCATGTCAACTCTGCGGCTTGCTTCTCAGTGCATTCTACCTTAAGCGTGCGCTCTTGCGTTGCCTCAGGCATACCAGCTTCTTTAAAGCAGCCCTGTACATGTTCATCACGAATGTTGCCGTATGCTCCCGGATAGGTGCGAATCGTCTTAATGAGACCCTTGAGCATCTTCTCGTTTACTTCCTGCGACTCATGGCCACGGTATGCGGTAACGAATACGAATACTTTGTTGGCTGGTTCTTTCGTGAAAATCATAATGTATATCCTTCAGTTGGTTAGTGGTTATCATCGTGGCTACTCTCAGGGTGACAGGACGTACCTTGCCAGAGACCTGAATGTAACCACTAGTTAAACACTATTGTCATGGTGTACATATCAGCGACTAATCCATATTGTTAAAGAGCGGTACTACTAGGTGCTTCGTGAATCTGTGGTGCATGTTACTACTTGTTCATCGTTGAGTCAACCACTTTCGTACGTCCGGTTGATGACTACTTGAGACCCTTCAGCATCCAGCTAGTAACTCGAAGTATGCTAGTGGTTGGTAGCGTTGTGTCTCTCAACGGTTGCTAATGTCTCATAACGGAATCTGAATGTCAACACTTAAAGTTAAACTTTTAGTTAGACCTATAGTGATGGTGATCTTTATGGTGATGGTCCCTAAGTAATACTTTAAGTGTCTCCTTATAGTGATACCTAATTGAATGGTGTGTTGACAATGCCCGCCAATAGCCCCTATAGTAATGGCTCACCGATGCACTCTTGTCCCGCTCTCAGTGTCTCAGGGACTGCTAAACGAGATACTTACCGAATCTCCTAATGTGACCTACTGACAGTCACTGCTAAACGTTAGTCAAACGGTGAACCTAAGGTATAGTGTCAATGGATGACCTCAGGTCTAACCTCAGGTTGTTACCTCAGGTGGATACTTAAAGAGGCCCAACAGATAGGGACACAGAGACACCAACATATAGTCACCCAAGGTCCCACTCACCACAACATATAGTATCACCTAAGGACTCCCCAAGGTACCACCTAAGGTTAAACTGAAGGTAAAGAGGGGTACCCCATGGTTACTGAGAGTTACTGAGAGGGCACCGGGGGGATAACCAAAAGTGTAAACTGTGAGATGTACACTCAGAACTTTATGTAAAATTCTTAAAGGTAACCTCAGGTAGTCCTCAGGTCATTGCATAGACCCGTAGGTAGACCCAGTGAATCACCTAAGGTTAACTTTAAGTATTGACTGTAGAGGGATGGAGTGGTGTATGCTGATAAGCATCACTACGGAATCCCTAGCGCGTCAGGAAGACCCTAATCGCTACAAGTGAGTAGAGAGCACACGAGAGTCTCCAGTCCACCGAGTTGTTGCTGAGTAACCAGTGAAGCCCCAAGGGCACCAGCAAGTACCAGCAGAAATCGCCAAGTAGTCCTATGGCGCAGTAAGGTTAACAGTAAGCGCATAGGTCCTCCTTGTGTTAGCTCTTAGCGTCTTATAGTTAGAGGGTAGTAATGATAATATCACCCTCTCTCATAGAGGAGACCTGTAGTGCATAACTATATGAATGAAACTTTAAGTGTTCTTATAGTAAGTCTTTAGGGGTCTCTCCCTATAGTGCTACCTAATTCCAAGTGTCTGTTATGCCTGAAGTTTTCCTGAAGTGGCCTTCCGTGGCCTAATGAATCCTTATGCACAATCCCTGCATAATCACCATGCGATGAACATAGTGTCATCCCCGTCGTCTTCCCATCGGATGTCCACACCGTTGCTGCTGGTGGTCCGGAACTGGGAGATGTTGCTCAGGGGCTTCTCCATGTGGTGCTCCAAGAACTCCTGAAGTACCTCAGCCTCTATCTTCACAGCGTCCTGCTGCATCGTAGAGCGTAGGAACTCGACACCCAATGCTAATGCATCAAGTCGGTCATCGTGTGCCACAGCGCCCTTCTCACGGCTCATACGGGTCATCTGGTAGAACAGGCTGTACTTCAGAGCGTGCTTACCGTCTGCATCACGTGCCGTCTGGTAGTCCTGTCGGATAACCTCATCACGGATGACCAAGCGGTGACTTGCCAGTACAGGCTCAAGGGTATCGCAGATACGTACCTCTTTCATGCCACGAGCACGAATCTCTTCGAGTTGCGCTGGGTGATGCTTCAGGAGCACAGGCTGGAAGACGTTACCGAACATACCGTCACCGAAGTTGCTCTCGAAGACCACAGTCTGAACCTGCCACTGTTTTGCTTTCTTAGCGAGGAACTCAAGGGACTTCTCTTCGTAACCGCGAGTACCCCCAGCGTCCATCAGGTAGATGTAACCGTTCAGGGTGTACAGTACACACCAACCAGTCTCATCCTTACCGCGACCACTTGGGTCAATTACCAGAATCTTACCCTGATACGCACCAGTGTTACTGGAGGCTGTATGGAAGGAGTAAATCTCGTCACCCTTCATGCCCACGTTAGGAAGCTCCTCATTGCGGTTCTGACGGTTCGGTAACCACTGGTAATGCATTGGGGCCTTGTCCATCTGTAGACCGCACACGATAGCGTCACGGAGGCGTAGCGGGTACTTCTCGGCGTCGCTGAGGTTCGGGTTGAGCATGAACTGGAGTGTGTAGCCAGCCTTGCCGTATTCCACCTCACGTTCCTGAAGGTCCATGGAGTCGAATCGCACCGGGTCAGTAGGCTGGCTGCTGAGACCCTCTTTGTCCTCATCGTACTCACTACGAAGCATTGGAGCCAGACGGTCGCCATAGTACAGGTCTTCCTCTTTGGAGCGAGGATACTGTGCAGGCCAGATAATCGTCGAGTACCCACGGTTGTCCTCAAGTTCCTTGTAGAGCGTCATCTCGGTCTGAGGGGTACCCAGATAGATAACACGGCTAGTCGGTAGAGGTTTCAACAGTGCGGCGAACTCCTGAACCAACGTCCAGAGTTTCTCTCGGGCACCTTGGGTCGCAGAGTTACCGGGAATCTCCACGTCATCCGCAATGATGATATCGGCACGGCTACCCGTAAGCTGACCTGTAATACCCACAGACTTAACCGACGGGCTGTGGTCAGGCTTGGCAGGGCCTACATCAAAGCTAATCACGGAGTCACGCTGGCCGGGGCGAGGCTTAAGCTCACTCAGGAAAGGCAACAAGTCGATGATGTTCTTGATGAAGATGGAGTTAGCATCCGCACGTTCCTTTGAGGCTGAGACAATCAGTATCTTTAACTGAGGGTCACGCCATAGGGTCCACACTACGAACGCACACGTGATGAACGACTTCCCGATACCACGGAAAGCCTGAAGGATAAACTTCTTGTTCTTGGGGTCTGCCAGACACTTGGCCATGTCGATTTGACACTTGGTTGGTTCCGGCAGGTTCAGGGCCTTCCAGAGCACGAAGAGAAAGGCGACAAAGTCACCCTTCAGTTGCGCAATGATTAAGGCGTTCTTGGCTTGCTGAGAGTTACTCAATGTTCACCTCCTTTCCGCTGTAGCTTGCGAATAGTGTCCTGTAGGGCCTTCTCTTTGAGGTCGGCCTTCTGGGTTATTGCGATAAGACTTCGAGCAGTTGCTTCGTGTAGTTCGACGGAACCATCAACGAGGCATCGACCGTCTGGTCCTGCGGTGACACTGGTAGGTTTGACTCTGACGTGCAGCCGCTTATTGTCGCTACGCAAATCAGCAATAACCCTATCAGTGCTGCCCTCCAGCCCCTCAAGGTCTGCTTGGTACTTAGCCGATACTGCGTCAATCGCTTTCTGAGTTTCAGCTCTAGCCGTTTGCTTCTTAACGTACTCATTCTGTACTTCCTCCTTCCATTTAGCGTCCGTAGATTGCGAACCCAAGTGCCACCCGAAGGCAAACACCATGATAGCCACAAGATACGGGACGATTCTCTTTGTGAACTCCAGCATAATGCCTCCCGTTGTTTCTCAGATTTCACGTAGGAACGCCTAGCGTAGTGCAATGACATCCATAAAGGCACTACATATAGTAGTACCTTGAGTATATCACTGTAGGGTGAACTTATCGTCATCTGTCAGACCATCGGCACCCACCTTGGAGTTATAAGCCTCCAGACCCTCAGCCAGTCCTCCCAAGATGTTAACGTCAGGGGTCAGCTTAGAGATTTGGAACTTATGGCGCTCCAGTAGTTTACCAATGGCGTTGTACAGCTGAGGGGTTCGCTTCTCGGGATTCTTCAGGTCCATTAGCATCTGCTGAGCCATCTCAGTGTCTAACATTTCGAGGAACTTAATCAGGTCCATATGTTACTCCTTATTAGCTTTCTTCCAGTCAATGATTTTGTCGACTACCTTGGCACCAATCTGAACCACTGTGTAGGCGATTGCCGCGACGTAGAACCACTCGTTGAGTGAGAGGCCCCAGAAGAGCCTCGCTACGCCATCAGCCCCAGCGACCCCCGCAATGGGAGCCGCCTTGATAACTTCGTTGTTGAAGTCTAGGGATAACATGATACCTCCGTGTTACAAGAAGTTTACGATAACGTCATCAAGGATAACCTCAGCACCATCACGAACACGGAGAGATATCTCAGCGGATACAGCACCTACTGGTGCAACGCCTCGGCAGAACAGGCCACCTTGCTGCCACGCCCCAACAGTGTTCGAGAAGTTAGACGTCGAGCCTGCACCGATAGTGGTACCGTTCTCTGACTTAAAGGTTACTGTCAGGTTACCCGGTGTTGAGCCGGATGCCGCCTTATTGACCTTGTAGGCCACGAACGATGCGAACTCCTCTCCAGAAGACACTCTTACATTCCGGGTAAGGAACACACTCTTACCATCCAGAGAGGCAACCTTAACTGCCTTACCACCGCTGTTGGTATCATCCGTGACGATTGTAGCCGTCTGTGCTGGGTCGCCACCAACGTTAAGCGCCCATCCAGCCAAGTCCTGCTCGAACCCGTTATTGTAGAATCGGTTAAGCGAGCGGTGGACTGGAATGTTACCAGCCCCCGATTCAATGTCGTATGTACACGCTATGGCCTTAACGATACCCTCGCCTTCACAGAATGTTCGCACCTTCTCTGGGTTATTCACATGGAACATATAGAGGTTACCGGGGAACTTGACGGCAATGAAGATTGCGCGAGCTTTCGCCCCAACAAGCACAAGCGGTCTGGTCTGAGAAGATGGGCCGTTACACACGAGCGTTGAGGACTGTAGGATGAAGCGTGCTCCGATTCCAGTCACCTCGACGTAGCGCATCCAAGAACTTTTACCGGGGTTCTCGTTGTTCCCCATGCCGTCGATGAGCAGTGAAGCACCATTCCCAGAGATAACAACCGGGGTATTGAGCACACTTGTGCCAGACATGCCTACACTGAAGTTTGCACACGCAATGATGAACTTAGCCCCGTTCGAGTCGGAGAACTGAGTGTCGCTGAAGGTTATGGACTCGCCGGAGTCAATCAGCCCAGCAGGGGCGTTGAACACAGAGGTGATTCCGGTAGAAATCATGCAGTCAGATACCTTGTAGCGCCAAGACGAGTCAGTACATTTGATGCAGTTGTCGAACTTGTAGACGCTGCACCCACGGATTATACACTGACCGTTGTACTCGGTTCCGGTGGTCATCCCACGGTTACCCCAAGTCCACCCATCGACGCCAGCCTTAAGCCCACCCACAAGCTCGATGGACTCCATGTAGTTGGTCGTGTTTCGATACATTGGGGTCGGATAGGAGCCAGTGGCGTGAATCCACAATGCAGTAGGGCCAGTGAACTCTGAGGCGTCGATTGTAGCGCGGCCACCTGAAGTGAACAGTGAGAACTTCGCTAGGTTAACCTCAAGAGGGGTTGTGCCAGTCAGCGGGTATACCTTACCAGCCGTCAGGCGTACGCCCACAAGTAGCGTATTGGCTATCGTAAAGGAATTGCGCAGCTTCTCCTCAAGGGTGGCACCAGTCTGCACGTCCACGTTTATGAATCCTTGAGAATCCTTAAACACATACAAGTCGTCAATAGCCTCTTGGATAGTGCGCCCATCCTTGAGCACACCAATGGTTGAGCCTTTCGGCTGGTTAAAATCGTTCTTTATCATATCGTCCTCCTTAGAACGTAGAAAGTGCAACCCGTTTCCATGTGTTGAACGCTACGCACACATAAAGGAACCCTGAGTCGATGGCGATATCCCCTGTGTTACCAGAAGATGAAGAAGAAGCTGGTGGCGACACAGTGCGCCCAACGAACAGTTTGCCGTCCGTCTGGCTCGTAGGGTCCGCACCATACTGGAAGTACAGCTGACCTGCCCCGTTGCCTGCCCAGATTCGATACCCACCGACCCTGAATGTACTGGTGTCCCAAGCCCCGAGAACAGCAAGGCCCTTGAACGATACCACGTGGTTCGGATAGTTGTTGTCGAAGCCAAGCCCTACAGCTGGTGCAGAGTCACCCTTACCGAACCGGATTCCGCTGTTACCAATGGACGCTCTCGGGAATGACTCCCCGTCAACAAATACGCCAATAGCCTGAGAGGTGGCTGACGAGACGCCCACGGTGAACGTCTTGGCGCTACCAATGTGGTGGGTATTGTAGTTAATCTTATCGACGACGTTAATGTTGCAGAAGTCGGTCCGATAGGAATACGCCGGGTCGTAGTTGTCAAGCATGTGAGCCGGACGGGCACCGTTCAGCAGGTTAACACAGTAAGCTGCCATTGCCGAGCTGCTGCCGTCCGCTGGTTGGTACGCCTCGTGGATGTTACCAACAACAATGTGCCCTCGACCGTAGCTAAGCGTGATGTTGCTGTAGACGCCGTCTGAAGACGTTGAGTTGTTCCAGAAGCGGTTATCGACGATGATGATACCAGCAGGTTGCATGTACGGACACGCAATGTAGACGCCGTGTTCTCCGTTAGAGTTCAGCGTACAGGCGATGAGCTTAAAGAAGGTCTTCCCGGTTGCCTGCGTGTACACAACACCAGACTTCTTGTTGAAGTATGAATCACAGTTAGACACCACGTTTGACTCGTTAAGCAACTCAATGCCGTGACCAGTCCCACTACGCCCAACGTAGGTGTGGTCGATTCGCCAGTCAACGCCTTGGATTCGAATACAGGTCAGGTCGGCAGATTCACACTGAGTGTCCTTAATGATACCAAAGGAGCGAGAAGCGCCACCAATGATGTTGAGCCCAGAGAATCCTGAGATGTTGCAGTTATACAGCTGGAAACCAGACTTGTAGACACCAGAGGTATTATCAACCTGTCGTAGACCGTTCAGGCGTTGACCGTCTACCTTAGTCAGTGGACGACCTCGGGCATCAATCGTAACGTTGAACAATGTCACGGTCTGCTCGGAGGTAATCAGGATGAAGTCCCCGGAGTGTACTACAGGACCTGAGTTACCTTTAGGAATCAGACCGCCTCCCTGCCGACGACCTCCAGCCGCAATGGTCATCGCATGTGGTATGACCAAGTTCTGACAAATGTACATCTTAGATGCGTCTAGCCACAGAGTCTTGCCTTTAGCTGCGTTTATAGCTGCTTGGACTGCTGCGGTATCATCTGTCACACCGTCACCCTTAGCACCAAACGACTCTGGAACGATGTAGTACCCAAGGTTATCCAGCGCAGATTGTACGTTACCACCATCCTTGGTACCAATCGAAGATGCACCAGTTGTTCCAGCAAGAAGCGACTCCAGTGGCAGATGCGACTCAGAGGTCATGGCCATCAGGAAGTCACCAGCCACCAACGGCTTCGCTAAAGTGATTGTCTGGGTACTGGCGTTGAAGTCGTACTGATAGCCAACCTCTTGTCTGTCACCGTTTATCTCAATGTATGGTACAGCAAACACGGCTGTCGGTTTATTGATTACGATAGACGTCTCGCCACCGACTGCCGAGCCCCCGTTGTAGACCCAAGTCACTCCACGAATCATCGTGGTATCGTCTGCGAATTTCTCAAGGTACTCGTAGAACTGTTCCTTTTCACCCTTTATCTCTGAGAGGATTCCGCCAGCCTCACCAAGCGTTGTATCAAGCTGGTTCTTGTTGATTGCGTCCGTACCGTCGATACCCGGAGCCAACCGTACGATTCTACGATTTCGAGCATCAAGGTTACCCGCATCATCCTGAGGCATGGCCATGAGTGCCGCATCACGTGCTTCCTCTGCGATATGTGCCGACTGTATCTGAGATACGTTAAGGTCAGCAGCGCGCAGAACCGAGCCATCACTGAAGTCAACGATTCGCTCAGACGCTGAGGTGAACCGTCGGATTTCCACACGGTCGAACCCAGATGTATCCACAAGGAGCTTCACTCTGGTCTTAGACACGTAGCGGTACTCAGTGATGTTGCTCAGTAGTCTGCGGTTGTCGTCTGACACCAGTGACACACGGACAAACTTACGGGACAGGTAGTCGAACGGGATGTCGAACTCAGTGGCCCCTACTGGGTACTGAATGACTGTTTTAATTTCTTGGTCCATCATGACCTCCTTTAGTTGAATGCGGAGGGAAACCGTGCTGGTCTCCCTATAGTGCTACCTAATTAGTTTGGTTTAGGCTGCTGTTTGATGGTTACTCCGTTAGCCTCATAGATTTTCATGATTAGCTGTTGGGTCAGCGGGTCGTTAGGCACAAGCTCCTTGGTGGAGTTCATCAGGCCAGTCATGTAGTCTCGCTCAGTCGGCTTATTAGGTGCTGTAGCAACACCATAAGCGTTCTTAGCGGTAGCAATGACGTTCCCTACGTAACCCAGAGCCGGAACCTGAGACCCTAAGTTGCCCGCAAGGTTGCTCGACTCGGCTCGACCTTTGGACGCTCCATCTTTCTTCTGGAACTGTTCCTCCTTGGGTAAGATGGTGGAGCGCAGCATGTTGGCGTCTTGGAACCCAGCGGCACCTGCAATCATCGACACGATGGACAGCGGGGCACCAATGTGGGAACTTCGAGTCAACGCTGCGTAGCCCAGCATGGTCGGGTTCAAGGCTTTCTTCAGGTAGTCCTTGCGTTGAGACTCTTGGAGACCATAAGCCTTCACGTGGGCCTGCATCGCAAAGTAAGTCCCGGCGATACCAAGAGACAGGATGTGGGTCAATGCCATGTCGATAGCGCGGTTGTTCTTGTAGCCCTCATAGAAGGACCGAATGAACTTGGCGTTGAGCGACTTGATGGTGAAGTTCTTGAACTGCATAGCCATCTTGACACCAGCACCGTACGCCTTGGAATCCTGCTGGGATACCTTGTGGGGCCGCAGCATGGTCTCGTCGGCAACCTTATCAGCAAGACGCCACAGGTCCATCGCTCTCGGGTCCTGACTGAAAGCCTTCTTGTCCTTGATGGTGAACTGGCCGTTAGCGTCACGAGTCGCGTGGTCGACAAAGAGTTGCTTGATTCCCTTCCACTGCTCAGGACTGATAGAGGCAGCTTTGAGGAAGTTCTCTTTGCCAAACTTGGAACCCTTACCTCCCAGGGCCGCACCAGCCACATCACCGAGAACACCCTGACGGGCAGTGTCCAGAATGTAGTTAGCCGTACCGTTCAGCATCTTGGTCCAAGGAGAACGAGCCGACAGCTCCTGAGTACCGAACTTGATGGTACCAATGACTGACGCCATGGCCCCACTGGTATCGGAAGCCTCGCGGATTCGCTGTACGATGTCCTCACGTCCCGGACGGATTAACTGGTCGAGTTCCTTACCGAACAGCGCCCCATGGAGTTCACGGAGTTCACTACCGGACACCGGAGAGGTTCTGGTGGCTAGGTCACGCAACGTTGGGATACCGTGTAGCATCGCCTTAACGTTACCCTTAGCCAGCATCCCAGCAACCTCTGTGAGGTTCTGCGGACCCATGTAGAAGTTCTTAGCGAAGAACGCTAGGTCATTCAAGGAGCGCATAGCCGTCTCAAAGGCTGTATCGTTGTTACGGCGAGCACGACCAGTGAGAATCTTAACGGTGTCCTTCAGCGCTTCCACTTCACCCTTCAGCTGGCCCTTACGTTCGGCCTTCTTGTCCAGCGCCATGATTTCGTCCTTGAGCTGCTTCGTTGTCTTACCGCTGCCGCCCATGATGGAGATATCACCGTTAACTCGACGGTCGTACGCTGGGATAATCCGTGCCATATCGAAGTCCCTCAGGTCATTGACGCTGAAGGTTGACCCATCCGGTAAGGTAACCGGGAGGTCGCTGTCGAACATGTTACGGGCCTCAAGGAACGAGTTGTTCTCGATACCTACCAGACCAGTGATATTCTCATCAATGACGCTGGATGCAGTGAAGTCCTCAGTGTGGCTGATACCATACGCCTTATCCATGGCGTGCTTCTGGACCACCTCAGGTGTCACTTGGTCTACCGACTTGTAGCCGTTGAGTTCCATCAGGTACTCGTCGACACGTGCCTTGACCTCAGGCCGCACTCGGTAACTGGTGAGCCAGCTCTGAGCGATTGCCTGTTGGAGTCCTTCAGGTCCACCCAGCTTCTGTATCATCAGTTCCTTAGCACCCCTGTCGTACACGTTAGGCACGTAGGTACCCTTGTGTCGACTACCGGGGAAGATGCCCACGGCGTTAGCGTTACCGAAGATACCCGGCTGTTCCATCAGTTCGCGCTTGGTGTCGAAGTGCTCTTTCAGCAGGTCCATCACCTCACGTTCACCTTTGGTCAAATCGGCCTGTAACTCTGGTCGCTCAATCGCCAAGGCAGCACGCTTGTAGACTTCCTGACGGATAGCTCTACGCGACATCTTCTGCTCACCCACGGAGAACTCTGGGTCCTTCATGGCACGGTCAACAGCGTCATACAGCTGGTTATACATCCGCTGGTCAGTAGCGTGGAGACGCTCGTGGATATCCGAAGCGGTGGCACCGAACTTACCACTAGACCCTGATTGCATACCTGTGGGAGAGCGCACGAGGTCCTGAGCGATTGCACGAACACCAGCATCCTTGGACCCTAAGGTCTTCAGGCCAATCTCAGTGAACCCACCGAGTTTGATACCGGGAGCTGCACGCTCTGGGTCAATCTCTGCGAAGTCACGTTGAGTCCTTGGGTTAAGCGGGTTGGTATCGCTCAGGATGGAACCATTGGCCAGAACCACTGCGCCCTCTTCGGTCGGGTGGTCGGCGAACGGAACACCTCTGTGGCCCTGCTCGAACGAGAAGTTCTCTGGAGGTAGTGTCGAGGTGTCGTGACCGCCAGTGTTGATGGCAGTCTCTCGCGCTTCCATACGCAGTGCTGGCCCAGCGAACTCATTCACGGAGTCTACTCCACGAGCCTTACGAATGCCAGCGGCCACAGCGTCACTAAGGGCAGACATGCCAGCACCGAACAGTAACCCACCAAGTGCCGCATCAGCGTAGTGAGCTTCGCCACCAGCGACTGACGTACGGATACCTTCAGAGGCAACACTGAGCGCTCCAGCCTGTGCACCTACTCGCAGGGCCTTATTGACCACCTTGAGTCCCTTCCCAGCCACACCGACCAGAGGTACATAACTGAGTGGGTCTACACCAGCACCTACAATACCAGCGGCAAGTTTCGCGCCAGTACCAGCCTCAGCGGCCCGTTGGTCAGCCTCGAAGTTATCCTTGGCCAGCTTGATGAGCGCATCCCAGTTCTCGCCGTCACCACCAGTCACCACACCGTAGTAACTCGGAGGCAACCCGGAGTCTCGCAGCTTCTGTAAGTCTTCCTTGGAGGGGACATAGGAGTTCCAGCGAGTCGGGGTCAACGTGTCCTTGAACACATCGTACCCATCATCAGCACGCGCAGCACGGAAGGCCACACCTAATGTGGAGTTCTGAATCTGAGCCTCAGCAGCATCACCGAAACCGAAGAAGGTAGACCGAGCGTTATACTCATCGAGAGTCGTCCCGGTCTTCTCCCAGAAGTCCTTAGCGTATGGAGTGTTGGGCGCTTCCTGCGCTACACCTTCAATGTCGAACCCATGAGACTCCGGCAGTTCGGTACCCACCTTGCCAGCCTTAGCGATGCCCTTGAAGGCATCCTCTGCGGGAATCCCTTTACCCTTTGGGGTGATACCGCCGAACGCTTCCAGTGCGCCTGAGTTCGGACTCTTGGCCACGTCCAGCAGCTTGCGCATGTAGTTACGCCCTTCCTCCGAGATAGACCCGAAGTCTCCCTTGTCATACGCTTGGAGCTGAGGGGCACCCGCTGGACCTTCCCCTTGGTTGTACGCTAGGGCTGCTTTAAGCTCGTCCCCATTGTACTTCTTAACGAGGCTCGCAAGCAGCTTAGCGCCAGCGTCAATGGCTAACTCAGGGTTGTAGCGCCCATCGTCGTCACCATCGGTCACGTTAAGGCCCATCGCTCGGGCCGTGTTGCGGGTGAACTGCATGATGCCCTTAGGGCCAGTCTTAGAGACGGCCTTAGGGTTGAAGGATGATTCGTTAAACGATAACTTACGCAGGAGGTCATAGGAGACCCCATGAGAGTCTGCTGCCTTCTGGAAGATGCCATCGTAATCGCTAGGTTTAGACTTATCGTAGCTCATGTTGTCTCCTTAATGATTATTGGTCGCCACCTCCATAGATGAACTTCGGAGTGGCTTTACGTTTCGCACGGACACGCTCACCAGCGGCCTTACGGGCCTGAGTGGCTGCGGAGATAGGCGCACGCTTGGTTGCTTCCTTCAGTGCCTTCTCTTCGGCTTCCTTGGCCAGTCGCTGCTGCTGTTCCTGATAGGTTCGAGTCAGTAGCTCCTTGTCGTAGCGGATGCGTACAGTACCAGTGGTGTCCATCATGTAGATAGAGTCGCCCTGCTGGTACATCGTCAGCTGCTTGTTGGTCACCCAAGGGTTAGCCGCGATGATTCCCTTACGGGCTTCTTCGAGGATGTCTCGGCCCTGCCCCCAGCTCTTAGGGTCATCACTGACCTGTAAGATGTTCTTCGGGATAATACCAATGGTACCACCATCCACGTCATCACCTTTGAAGGTCACAGTGGATTCCTTGAGGAACTTGTCGACCTGCTGCATCGCCATGTCGCTGTTACCTGTACGGTACTTGACGCTGTCGTAAATCTTACGGGCCATGCCATCCAGACTAGCCGGAATGCGGGACAGCTCGGGAGACTCTGAGTTGTTCTTCAGAGACGCCCACGCCTTATCGTCCTCGTACTGCATCTCTTTAGTGAGGCTGCGGCGAGAACGGTCAGCGTCGATGAGAATCTGAGGGTCAATACCCTGCTTGTCCATCATGTCCATCGTCAGGAACAAGTCAGCCTTGTCTGGGTACAGCGCAGCGAAGAGGTCCGGGTCGGTGTTACGCATGGTGCGCAGTTTGTTCAACGCTGTGGTGTCCTCTGGTAACTTACCGTTAATCACAGCGGCAGACCACTCGGACCCAGCGTCGGTGACCATCTGTCCCACAACGGTACGGAAGGCTCCACCCTCTGAGTCTGCCCGGAGGTAGCTCAGCTTCATGCGGTCCTTCTGTTGCTCCGTGAGCTGCATCTGGTCAATCTCAGCCAGCTTACCGTTAGCGTAGTTCACCATGTCACTGTGAGTGAACTCGCCAGTGTTCTCGTTGGTCGGCATGTCCTTGTAGCTGGTGGACACATACTGACCGTTGATACGCTTGGTGAACTGCTGGTCGATGACCTGATTCTTGTTGATAGTCTTCTGACGCTTGTCCATCTCCTTGGCCGCTGCTTGGGCCTCCTGACGGAAACGGGCCTGCATCTGCTCCTCAGCCTGAATCAAACGCTCACGCTCTGGGGTCATCTGCTCACCGGGCTGTAGGCGGTCAAGTTCCGCTTTGGCACCCTGAAGCATCTCCCAACCCTTGCTGGTATCGTCTTGGTTCAACGCGCTGGTAATCCCAAGGCGGAAACCCTCGGACAACTTAGCGTCATTGTCGAACTGAGTCGATTGAGCCTTGACCATCAGGGCGTTCCACTGCTCCTCTCCCATCAGCTCCTTATAGGTCGATGTCTTCCCGTTGAGGGTAACCGGACGGTCTGCAAGGCTCTGGAGGAAGTTGGTAGCACCCGGACGCTGAATGACGTCGTTAAGGGACCCGATGATAACCTGCTGCGCCTGAGCGTCGCTAGGGATACTTCCGGTCTTAATCGCGTTGTCGATGTAGCGTTGGAAGAACTCACCGGACTCTGGACGTACCAGAACGGCTGGGTCTTTAAGCACACCTGACAGCTCGACCTTCGAGGCCAGTATGGCACCCTTCTGTGCTTGCTCGCTCAGGAATGTATCGTGCTTACCGTACAGCGAGATGTTGCGCTCGGTGATGTTCGCGTTGAACCCTCTCTGGAACTCAGCGTCCTCAGGGTTAATCATGAACTGTTCAGCGAACTCGTTGGCACCTTCGGTCAACCGCTTGTGGCGGTACTCTTCCATCTCAGCACGAGTACGGAACTCACCGTTCTGAACACGCTGTGCCACTTCGTCGTCAATGAGGAATGCAGCGTTACGGCCAGTCTTGAACCGTAGGGCTTCCATAGCGTACGGGTCATCCTGATATAGCAGGGTCCCGTTCTTGATTGCCTCTCGGCGCTGCTCTGGGGTCAACTTACGGATAATCTCATCGGACCGCTCGTCGGCCTTGTCCCGTTGACGCTTGTCGTAGGCATCCGCTGCCTCACCCATCGCAGTACCAAACTTCGCCAAGGACTGCACGAGGTTGGACTGGCGGAAGCCTTCCTGCTGGATGGTAACCGGGCGATATTGCATGGACGCTGAGCCGCCACGGATACGGGTAGACCCGGCCTGTGGCAGTTGGCTTAATGCTTGTTCTAATTTACTGGCCATTACTTACCTCCTACCTTAGTACCTTGGGCCTGACTAATTGGGGCCTTGGTCCCCTTGCTGTCGAATGCACCAGAAGCATACGCTGAGGCACCCTGTGAGGTCATCAGCGCCAGTGGGTCGAGTACCTGCTCCAGCTTAGACTTACCCTTGCCCTCAGCTTTCTGCATGGACTTAACTTGGTCGATAGTCGACTCAGAGTTACCCAGCTGCTGAGCGAACAGTGACGCATAGTCTCGACGGTAGTTATCGGTGACCGCGTTGGCCTCCCTAATGAACTTGCCCTCTTCGATTCGACTGATACGGTCCATGCTGGCACCCTCAAGGTTTCCCTCTCCGATTGCCGCACGAATAGTACCCATGGCCTGAACCTTATCGAGATTCTTAGCGGTCAGGTCCGCACTGGCCTCTTCCAGCTTCTGCTTCTGCTCAAGGCTGGCGTTAGCGTTCTGAATGTTTGACTCTTTAATCATCTGGGCAGACTGTCGGCGCATCTGGTCATTCTGAAGGCCAATCATCTTGGCTTCATTTCGTGACTGACCGATGGCTTGTACTGCTGTCATTGCGATAGGAATAGCTGCCATCCAGCACATAGTTACCTCCTCGTTATGGTGAACAGTTGGAACTTCCCACCCTGAGTGTACTCCTCGTGGAATACAGCACCGATGGACTTAAGGAACCTCTTGTGGGGACCATTACCGACCCACACGAAGTTCCACAGGGATGGATAAACATTTAATAACATGTCCCTGTACTCCATGATTCTCTCACGGAACTCCAGTTTACCAGCCCTGTCGAGTCTCCACACTTGGTCACTCGTGACGAACCAGCACTGGTCTCCGCAATGTCCACCTATAGCCAAAGGAAAACCATCGTGGTCTAACGTGACACACTCAGTAACCGCTGGGAACGATGGTTCTATACCCATGGCCTGTGCCTCAAGTACGTCATGGTAGGCCGGGATGAATAACTCGAAGTCATTACTTACAGTGTTTCTTATGTACATGCTTTAAGTCCCCTCTTAGTGTGGTCTCCCTATAGTGCTACCTAATTGAGCAACACCACAGGGAGACGTTCAGTTAAATACCGTTAGCTCGTCTCATGTAGTTGCCCTCCCAGCCGCACCCAATGATTGACACCGGGGAAGCATTGAAGGAACTCAGGGACACCTTCTGGTACAGGGCGTTACCAGTCACCGGGAAGCGGTATTGACCAGTGGTTGTGGCCTTCTGGCCCAGACGTAAACCAGTAGAACCAACTCGGGCGTTTACCAGATAGTTGAACTCGCGGCTACCGTTGTCGACGCTCACAGTGAACGCTCCGGTGTTCTGATAGTTCACCCACGCTCTACGCAGCTGTAGACGACCAGAGTCCTCAGTGGACGTTGTGCCGTCATTCTGCTCCTGCTTGATGAGGAACCGACTGAACACATACTGGAAGTCATATAGGAACCCAATGACGATATCCTTACCGGAGATGTCACCGCTAATGTGGATGTCTGGGGTCGAATCCCAAGAGTCACCCATCGGCTCATACTCGGTGATTTTACCGTCACTCTCGCAGATTGCCACCGTACCCTTGGAGAAGGATGCACCGTAGATGTCCTTGACGTTCACTACCGTCTGGTTGGTCTCGATGTCGTACGCAGTCTCTGAGATGTGGTATGACCGCTTGGCATCCACATGGAACCTGTAAGGCTCGAATGGGAAGTCAGTTGACTCCTTCTTAAAGTCCACAGCGGCTATCCACACGTTGTAGGCGTTACGCATCAGCAGGTACATCGTTGAGTTGATACAGTTTGCTGCCATCACCTCCACACCATCACCGAAGTCCCAGTGGGACCACGACTGCTGCCGGATGTTCTCATCCATGTATAGGAACTTGTAGATGAACACCTTGCTGGGAGCACCCTTGGTCAGCACACATGCGAAGTTCTCAGTACCGGACCCGTTGATATTGTACACACCGTTCGGGATGTAGTTCGGGACGTGGGCCGTCATGTCCTCTGCGTTCTTCACAGAGCTTACATCCTGTACCGCGTAGTAGCGCATGATGGACGTAAAGGAGCTGCGAGGGGACACATAGTAGATGTTCCTGCCGATACCGTAAGGACGCGCACGGTCTGACACATCGAACTGAGTGGTCAGGTCCAGCTGTGCAGTCTTAGCGGATAACACGCCGTTGGCCGACAGGACGAACTGAGCCTCATCTGACCACAGCAGAAGTTCCTCAGCGAAGCTAACAGCGTACTTCAGGACCGATACTCGGTTATGACTCACGGCAACATCCAGCGGGTCATCGTCCGTGTAGTTGGCCACTGACGGCGGGTAGAACTCGAAGTATTTACTGGTACGGGACATCACTATGTTCTCCCCAGAGATGAACCCTAATCGGTTCCTGAAGAAGAACACGTCGGTTATCGTCGAGTTGACAAAGGATGGCTGAGGGTTGGTATCATCGTCACCAGCTCGGCGGTCCTTCCACTCGTGATACCCGAGGTCAAAGTTACCGTCAGCCGCACGAACCAGTGTCCAAGGCATCGTGTGATACTCAAGGCCGACCGAGATGTTCCAGCCCACGGTTTCCTTCCAGACCTTCTGACTCTTGTCGTACTTGACATAATACTGGTCGGCGGTCTTGGATGTGTCCCCGACAATCTTCACCATGTACCCATCTGGAGCGTTAAGAGGCAACTTAGAGAAGCTCTGGACGTAATGGGTCACTGGGTTAATCAGCTGGTCCGCGTAGCCATCCTTTGTCTCCAAGATGTCGATGGTGGTATCTGCGGGAGCGATACAGTGAATGAACCCTGTTCCCACGTTGAATGTCCACGTAGGGTGTGCAGCTCTGAGCAGAGTAGCGATGGCCTCAGCGATGGCCTGAGCGTCCACCTTAGGCGGGTCATCCTTAGCGTTGTCACCCGGAGGCAGCTGGTGGCTGACCCACACGCCATTAATGTTCACTTCGAGCTTACGGCCATACTGACCACCACGAACGTTAATGAGGGCGTCCACGTTATCTCGGAAGGTTCCACCGTTGGTCATGTTCTGGTTCTCCCGGACCTGTCTGGTGCGGTTCACGATGAACGTGTAGTCGGCCACGGTGACCATCCGTAAGTTGTCCTTAGGGTTATTGACGGTCACGTATGAGCGGTCTCCTCGTACCTGATACTCATAGCCGGACAGGTCGAACACCCGAACGTCATTCCCTGTGAACACGGCGTAATACTGCTCATATTCATCACGGTTGATGAGGTGGATGTATGGGTCTTCCCCCAAGTAGCCCCGAGGGCCAAGGGACTTGATGAACACCATAGGTGGTCGCTTCTGGAGACCCTCAGTCTCGGAGGACCAACCGTTGACCTGAAGCGAACCCTGCTCTGGGTACCGTAGGATTTCAGGCTGCTGGCTAATGCCTCCCTTGAGGTTCTTGATTGATTGTGATACGAGAGCCATTTGGTCCTCCTTAAGTTTCTGATTAACGACCGATGAGACCCTGCACGTATGCGTCACCGTCAAGCATGTTGTACTGCCCGAAGTCCATCTCGTACTCATTGCACGCCATACGCGCTTCCATCTCTTCCTGTGCCAGAGAGTTCTCTACGTCCTCCGCCCCGAAGAACCGAGAGTTGAACTGGCGGCTGGCCTTGGTGACAATCCACTGGCGGAAACACTCAGGCATCTCATCGTAATCCTGAAGGGTAATCAGGGTCACGGTGATTGGCCCAGAGAAGGTATCTGTCCCTGTGGACTTATCGTACACCCAACCACCACGGTTAACGTACTGGCCACCAAGGATTGACAGGTAGGCCGGACGGAACGGGATGAGTCCAGTGCTGGCATCCGGGGTCAATGTGGCCGACTCATTGATATTGAAGGCCCAACCCTTAGACTGAATCTGGCGGTTAATCCTGTTGAGGATACGACGAGCGTTCGCTACGTCTGCGCTACCATCTTCGTCAAGGGTTGTCACCGGGGATTCACCGATAGCTGCGAGCATCTCGTTGACGGCATCCAGCTCAGCGGCAGACCCAAAGTAAGCATCTTGCATGTTCATAATGTAAGCTCCTAACGAAAAAAC